CAGCACCAGCACAGGCAAAGAAGAAGCCTTCAGGCGGCTTTGATGACATGGAATCAGACATACCCTTCTGATGTAACACAATGGGGAAAGCGTAAGTGAGTACCCACTAACTTTAATTGATAGGAGTGAATGATGAGTTCTTTAGATGAAATACATTTTGGAGGCGAAGTGAAAAGATTTTTTGACTTGCCAATATTTAACAGGGTTCGATGTTCTGACCCAGTAACCAGTTACGAAGCCGCTGATGCAGCCAAAGACTTGGCGACAAAGCACTTTGCCATCATTGTGGACTCTTTAAAAGCTCATGGTGCGCTTGGAAAAGACGGGATAGCCCAACATAGCGGGTTAGAGGCAAATCAGGTTGCAAGGCGTTTAAACGAGCTGTTAAAGCTAGGTTTAATAGAGTTGACGGGTAGTAAAGTAAAGTCTAAATCTGGGCGCAATGAGCGTGAATGGAGGGCAGTCTAATGTGGGATGTTTCTGTTACTTTCATGTTGATGTTATTTGGTGCTTTCACAATGATTTTTTGGGGAGCACTCCTAATTTGGGTGCTTTATTTACTACAAAACGAGGCAGATAATGACTGATGAAAAATTCAATTTTGATAGTAAGTTAGCAAGTATGCGTAAAGATCCAGTTGAATCTTTAAACCGCAAGCGTCAGATCATGTCAACCAATCCTTACCGAAATCAAGTGATTGAAGAAGTGGCGCAGCACATTGAGAAACTAAAGAGCTTTGGTCAACCAACTGTTGATGGCTTGGCAATTTACATTAGGGCTATGAAGGAATGATTGATAAAATCATTCTCAGTGCAGTGCTGGGTACAGTGGGGTTCAATGGGTTATTCCCTGCCCCACCACCTCCGCTGACATTGCAACAAAAAGCAAAAGAAGCCTCTAAGAGTGCTGTTTGTAATAAAAGTAAGAAGCAAAGTAAGACAGTAAAGGAATTATGTGAAAGATGGGGAAAGTATGACTAAAAACGCATTTGATTGGAATGATGGAACACCATCAATCTGGACAAGGGATAAAGAACTACAAAGATTGTTGCAAGGACAGAACTGGGGTAGGCAAACTCAAGCCAAGATAGGACTTGAGGCAAAGCAGCAAGTAACTGTGTATTCACACGCCAAGCCATCTAAATGAGTTCTTACAATCCAGACCCTGAATTGGTTGAAATGGCAAGGAAAGCAGGGTTCATCATGCCTGACTTTGCTATAGACTCTCCAAACGATGCTTGGGCGGGTCGTAAAATACCTTCAATGTGGCTTGCCCTAGCTAAGTTCAGACACATCTGCCAACAAGAAGAAAAGGCAAAGTTTGCCGATGCTTACTTTGAGTTCAGTAAAAAATGATTCGCAAGATCAAAACCTTTTATGGCTCAAGAACTGGGCAAAAAGGCAATAAGAGAACCACGATATACCACGGAGAAGTATGGCTATGTGAGAAGTGCGGGGAGGTGATTCCTTATGAACACCTTACCCCTAAACACTTTTGTAAGCGGCTAATTAAGCCTGTAATCCTTGAAGATACTGAGTCTTCCCAGCCACCTTCACAGCAGTCAACTCCTGCTTCTTGAGGTTGTTAGGGTCATAAGACACATGAACCCATCCCGAATCAGGGATTCCCTGTGTATAAAATTCAAGGATAAGCTGTGTGTAGTCAAGATTGTCCATAATCCACTGAGCCAGTTCAGGATTGGGAACACCATCAATCTCAATATCAGCAGCTTGACCCTTGCAATGGTCTGAAGTCTTAGAACCACCAACAGCAGCATTGGACTCAGGACTGCGATATGCTGAATTTACAGTGACAGACTTGCCAAAATGCTCGCGAATAGGTTGAAGCACTTTGTCACATAAAGTTATCAAATTGTCAATCGCTTCCTCATCAGGTGTGTTGTCAATGCCTAAACGGGTAGCGGTATCAGATTTCGTGAGTTCTTTTAAAGAAAAATTAGGGGATAAGTTCATTTGTTTAACCTTTCGTTGTAAAAATTGAGGGATTATTGTTGGCGACTGTCACAAATTAGAGATAGGATTTTACTTGGCAATCGTGCCATAACAAGGGGAATACTATGTTTAAGATTGAGATTAACATTGCTGAGTGGGACTTTGGTACAGACACAGTTACTATTGAAACAGAAGATTTCGACAAGATCGCAATCATTCAAGAATTCATCGAATTTCAGCAGTTGCATGGCTGGTGCGTTGACTATGACGTAACCGAAGAATACGAATACAACCAAGAAGATGAAGAATACTTCAGCGAAGAAGACGAAGACGAAACCGCCGAAGACGCAGAATCCGAAGAATACGAAATCGGAGAGATCGTAGAAGACGAAGATGGCATCGTGTGGGAACGTGTGGCATAATTTAAGTGCAGTTGTTCTTACAAGGGGGTCTTCGGACTCCCTTTTTTTATTCAATATCGTGATCTGCTTCTATGTCCCTAGCCAACTGTCTCCAGTCAAGGCTGCGTCTATACAATGTATATACACGCTCCTCACTGAGTGGCTCAGATCGGCGGTTTAACCTGTCATTTGCTTCAGCCAAAGAAAGCTGAGTCTCAAGCAAAATGCTATGCAGTTCTTTAATCTCTGCTCTTAGATAAGTAACAAGGTCATACGTCATATACCTTACCCCTAAATTCAACTTTTCCATCTTCCCATTTATGCACCAACTCAGGCCACAAAAGCCGCCCTTCATAGAATGTCAGTATGGCAAACCCTGAACGCCAGTTGGTCGGAGCATCTTCTAGGTAATTGATAAACTGTGGGCCATTTGTCTCTGCCAGAGTACCCGTATCCACGCCATAACGAGTCCCGTTGTAGTCAGAGTAGGGTGTTACCTTCAGGCTGTGTAAATGCCCCGTAACCATCGTTTTACCAGACATTGAGGTGTTGCCATGTGTGGCATGGATACCACCCTTCCAGCGGTGTTTTACCACCACCTCATCGGTAGGCCAACATGACCAGCATGGATGCCATGTGGGGAAATGGTCTTTCAAGGAAAAGCCCTTGACAAACTCATATTGAGGGGCATTGGCTGCTAATCTGTTCTCGAAACGAGCATCATGGTTGCCCATTGTCCAAATTAACTGACTATTGTGTCTAGCTTTCTTAGCGGTATCTTCAATCTCACCAAGAGCTATCTCACAGGCTTTCAACTCTTGTATAACACTTGGAGTTGAGTCCCATCCAATACGAGGGAAACGGCTAATAGAAGCGCCATCAAATACGTCACCATTGGCAATGACTGCCTTGGGCTGAAACTCTTTAATTGCCCACAATAGACCCTTGTAAGCTGTTGTATGGATAGAAGGCCAAAAGTGTGCGTCACTAAATACAATAACTACACCATTCTCAATGCCTAGTTCTTTTCTAGCTGGATTCTCAGGTCTGTTTAAACTTGCGGGTTTATAACTTGATGTCAGCGCAACACCTGACTTGTCTTCAATCTCTTTACGCCGCCTAAGAATCTGTCGCTCACTCATGTTAGTAGCCGCAGCCATTTTGCTACCTGATTTGTATGTATTCCAAATCTCAACAAATTCTTCATCGTTGTAAACTGGCTTTGGCATGACAACTCCTGTTAAGTTGTCTGAAAGTAAATCAAATCAATGACAACAGCGTGAATCTTAACGTGTTTTGTTCAATGTTTGATAAACTGTTGTATACGCATCTATGCAAGCATTCAATTGCCTGATGGCTTTGTCTCCATCGTCTGTGATGGCGATAAGATTTTTAGCAGTCTCTCTGTCAAGTTCGGCTGTTGCTTGAACGCTATCTCCGCTGGTAACGGGGGTATCTGGGGCGGTATATACGGCGCAGTTGGAGGCTTTGACAGGAATCCGCAACTTGAGAGTGCCATCGTCAAGAGCAGAATGTAACTTTTGGGTTTGAAGTTTGGCATCATTGTTGGCCTTTACAAGTTGTTTTGTCTGAGTGTTGACAGCCGCTACTAAGGCTTGTTCTTTCTCCCTAGCAGCAGCATTCAAGGCGGCAATCTCAAGCTGTTGTCTCTCACGCTCAGATTCCTCGCCTTTTGTGTACGATACCGCACCAATGCCCAAAAAAGCGCAAATTAGTGCAAGTATCACCCAAGGGTTAAGCAAACTCATGGCTTTGGTGGCTCATCATTGTCAATGGCTTCTGCCTTGGCAGTTGCATTGGCTATTGCCTTGACACCAGACCTACCAGCAACACCACCCAAAACACCAGTGATAAACACCATAATGGTGCTGATCTGTTGCGTGTAAACCTTGTCAATTGCCGCCATACTTCCATTCATGGGCTGTTGTACAAACGAAACAGAGTACAGGAACATACCCATAGAAGCCAACAGAATCGTCACCAAGACTACGATAACGAATGCCCATACTCTGACTTCAATCTCATCAGAAGTAAGGCGATTATTAGGTTTATATCCAATGGTAGGCATCATTTCTTCTCCTGTTCGGGTTTAACTAACATCTCAGGGCAAGTACCAGAAGCGGTACAAATTGGGGGTTTGCAATCAGCATCACTCCAATTCTTTGGGTCTTGGCAAGGATAACGATAGCGGTCGTCGCACCCTGTCAAACACAGGATTATCAGTAATGGTACTAGGCTCTTTATCACGTTCTTTCCTTTCAATTTTACGTCTTAGCTTTTCAACTTGTTCAATCTGTTGTTTTGCTTCTTGCTTCATTTGAAGCACATCCAAGTACACCATACCCAAAATAGGTAGCAACATACCCACAAGCACACAAGCAGCAACCCATCCCATCACACTCTCCCAATCTTGCTCAACAGGCCGAGGATTAACCACATATATAGGAGGAATAGGATAGTCGCTAGTAGGTAAGCCTGTTTTTCTTGGAGTAGACGCTCTCTTTCCTTGCGTTGCCATTGGTCTGCATCTCTTTTCTTTCTAGCTTTTTCCTGCTCTGCCGCAATTATGTCCTTCATCCCAAACACTTCTGAATACAAAGCACCCATCTCAGGCGGTGACTGGTAGACCATGCACTCCCTGATCTGAACCACTAACCTTTCCATCTCCTGCTGTGCAAGAACCCTGTTTAGAGCTTCTTCCATCAGGTTTACATCATCAGAAAAGACTACAGTCCTAGCCTTCTCCTCTGACTCCCTGATGTGCGTTTCTAGCTGCTCTTGTAGCTTAAAAAACTCACTCAGGT